GGGATTGCGGTACAGACTGGACGATTGGCGGAGGGCAAGCCACACTTACACCGCCCGGAGGGGGGTCTTCCCCGTCTATCAGGCAATTTGGGCTTGCTATTTCTGTTGGCAAGTCTTATCAAATCACCATTAGCATTGTAAGTAATACTACAGGGTATGGCTTGGATGTTTATTTAGGCGGCAGGCGTGCAGGTACTATTGATTCTAATGCAACCGGGGAACAAATTTTATATGGAGTGTCCGGACAGACAGCCGTATTTGGATTTAATACAAACAATGACTATTCTGTTGCGGAAACAGGGGCATTAACTATTGATAATGTATCGGTAAAAGAAATAGCAACCTGCTACACATACGACACTTCGACTATCGAACACATAACTAACGGGGCGTTTACAGGAAGTTCAAGCGGATGGACGCTTGGTGCGGGATGGACGTGGAATGCCGGGAACTTTGTGCGTCACACTACCCCGGCAGATGTCAGCGGAGTTGTTCAGACTTTAAGCAACATAGTTCAGCGTCACGACTACCTGGTATCCATTACGGTAGCCAATAGAACCGCTAGCAGCATTGATGTTATCTATGGACTAACGCTATTAGATAATATTTCTGCAAACGGGGTAACTACAAACAACTACCCGCTACAATCTTTGGCGGATGATGTGTTTCGGGTTAATGCCGTGAATCTGTTTGACGGAGACATAGACGATATTTCGGTGAGTGAAACTGCAAGTGGATGGTCGTATAACCCAACGGACGGATTCTGTCATGAGGTGGGATGGGCTAACCCTTTCTATGCCGGAAATACTTTAACTATAGGCAAGTCCTACAGGTTAATTATTCAGGTCAGTATGACTGATGGTTCACTTTTAGTAGAGGCCGGAGGGCAGAGTTTAGGAACTATCACTCAAAGCGGTATTTACAGTTTTTACTTTGACGCTTTAACAACCGCTGGAGAAAAGTTCACTCCCTCGTCCGATTTTGACGGGTGTATTTTACCGGGAATCGAGCTTTGCCAGATGCGTAAAGACTACGAAATGAGATTGGTTTATCAGGACGGAACCGGGGCTACCGACTGGCACACTGCGTCATCTTCCTCTAATCCTATTGTGTACACAGACGACTGGATTACTTGGAACGTAGTTTCTTTAGCGGCTGTACTATCAGGTGGAATACCCGTTGAACTACCATATTCCTGTTATAGGATGGAAGTGCGGGACTTCTGCTACAATGGAGTAGAAGACTCTTTCCAGTACTCTTCGGACACACTGATTAACTATCAAGAAGAACACCCGTGCACTAAAAGAATCCGGGCATGGTCAGACGGGATAGCATTAGGTTTTAACTTTGGAGACAATGGAAACCTGTTTAAATTAATTCAGAGGTTCAGAACTTTATACATGAACCCAACCTATCCTAACTCCGGGGAAGATTATATTTACAGCACCGGAACGAGAAAACGAGTTTATGCTACTGCTGAAAAAACTTATGAGATGTTGTTTGATTATATGGACGAGTATGCACACGACACAATGGGAAATGGGATGATCCCGTGTGACATCTTCGAGATTGACGGAGTAGAGTACCTTGTAGTATTTAAGGACTATGAACCCAATTGGGCTGAACGCGGAAAACGTAATTTAGCACAGTCAACTATCGAGATTCAAAAGCGAATAGGAAAAGTATTATTTAACCGTAATTGCTCATGAGTTATTTCTGCTATCATCAACATGAGCCTTGTAAAGGAGGTGGAGGGAAAGGAACTTGTCCTGAGTGTTATAAAATAATGGACGAAATCAGTTGCTATGGGCAATCTCTTGATTCTTATTACAAAGAAAATGGGTTATGTAGAGAATATGAAGAAAGCCCAGAAAGTTATGCCTATCACTTATTAAGTTTATTTGACAATAATAAAAAGAACGCTTTATGTCATTTAGAAAATATATTATTTGTTCTTGAAACTTTTAAAGAAGAAAAAAGGAAAGACCATATTAATTACTATGAAAGAATGCAAGAAGAGCTCCGGAAATTTCCTGATTACTTTGGACACAAACAGATTAACGAATTAAACATCAGACTACAAAATTCAATCGAAGAATGTAAAAATAAAATCACATGAAAAAGAAAAAAAAGAAAAAATATGGAAGTCGTTGAATACAATATAAGCGATAAGCCCGACAAGTCAGGTCAGGGAATAGTCATTCTTGCGTTAGGTCATTTTATCTATGGGAGGTTTGCGGTGAACCTTGCTGTAGGGCTAAAGAAGTGCCAGCCAGAAATCAAGATAGCTTTGATTCACAATGACAGTTCGATAACTGATCTGGACGAATCACAGAAGTTTTTATTTGACTATAAAATAAAATGTCCTTACGAATACTCGATCAGCGGGGTTAACACCTGCTACGTAAAGCCAAAATTATTCTTGGACAAGTTAAGCCCGTTTCAGGAAACGCTATTCTTAGACGCTGATATAGTTTGGTGTCCATATAAAAAACCTTCACAAGTATTTGATGAATATAAGAATCTTAACTTCACAATGGCGAACCGGGGAATCAACTCTATTAATGCCGGGCACAGTGATTGGGTGGACATACCGTTGATGAAAGAGAACTTCGGGATAGAAAAATGGATTGACCTTAGCAGCGAATGGATTTACTTTAAGCAGTCTGAAAAAACTACGGAATTATTCGAAACTGCACGACAGTTTTACGGTGACGAAAGACTTATCTGCAAGCAATTCGCAGGGGGCAAACCGGATGAGCCAGCCTTCTGCTTGGCTATGCTAAAGTTAAATATCTTACCTCACGTAACGCCCTACTATCCTAATTATTGGGAGCCAGTACACCGCCATAAATCACAGGAAGATATTCAAAGAAACTACTACGGCATTTCGCTTGGGGGTAAGTTTATAAGTGAGCGGATAAAAAAAATAGCCGATAACTTAGTAAAACATTACGCCTATCATCGGGGAATACCGACTTTTGAAAATGTTTCGAAATCTAAATACCTTAAAGAAAGGAGCTTAATATAATGGAATTTACTATTACTGAATTTAGTAAATACGTTGAACCGGGTGCTGAAAAGCACTATCACCAGTTTTATAAACAGACGGTAAAAAAGTATGATGCTATAAAACTGCATGCTGATGGTGATGAGCCGGGAGAATTAATTACTAAGCGCAGACCGTCTGAAAGTAAAAAGATTCAGGATTACCGCAAAGAGATTGACGAGCCTATTACCAAAGCTACATTTGATAAAGTGCTCAACTCTCTAAGCAAGATACGAAAATCGCAGGACTGGTCTATCCGTGTAGATGAGCAAAAAGTTTCCTCGCTTATAAAAGAGGGTGAGCGGATGATGGATTACTTGCTGGAAAAGTTTCCTAAATATACATCAATAACCAACTGGTACTTTCAGTTAGGGCTCAAGACACAATTAGTAGATACCAATGCAAAGGTTTTTGTCAAGCCAATTACTTTTGAAGTAAAGGATAATGAGTATTTGGAGCCTTATCCTTTTATCTATAATTCACCAAATGTAATTGATTATAAAACGGGGGAATACTATGTATTAAAGTCGGACGAAGTAATTAAATTCGTTCAGCAGAACCAAACATACAATGGCGACCGTTATTACGTAGTAACTGATACAAACATTCAAATATTTGACCAATATAGCACAGACAAAAAATTCCGCGAGAGTTTTAATTATACTCACGGGCTTGGGCATGTGCCCGTGTATGATTTTAAAGGCAGTGTCCGGAAAGAGCTGTTAAGTCAAACACTTTATGAGTCAAGAATTATAGGCATGGTTCCATTTTTAAATGAAGCAAGGCGGGAATACAGCGATATGCAGGCAGAGGTAGTCCAGCACATGCACTCTACACTATGGGCATATCAGCCGCATGACTGTAAAAAGTGTCAGGGGACTGGTTATTTAAAGAAAGAAAAGGGTACACCCACAGCCCCTATTTGCACAACATGCAACGGAAAAGGAGTTTATCCTTACAATCCTTACGAGAATCTTATTTTAGGCAAGCCTCCAGCAGGAGAAACGAACCTCCCTTCACCCCCTGCCGGGTTTATAACAAAGAGCATTGAAATAGCTAAATTACAGTACGAGCGTATTGAAAATCACAAGTACCTTGCACTCTCAGCGATTAACTATGAGTTTTTAATGACTGTTCCACTTTCGCAAAGCGGAGTGTCTAAAGAATGGGATAGAGAGGAAAGCGAAAACTTTACTCATTCTGTTGCTGAAGACGGAGTGGAACTTCTTGATAATATTTGTTACTGTACAGCTAACTACCGATACTTAAAAGTTTTGCCGGATGAGAAAAAACGTTTTGAGCAAGTTCCTGTTATTAATGTGCCTCAGAAATATGATTTAGTGAATGATGCTTTTTTGTTAGACGGGATAAAAGCAATGAAAGAATCCAAGGTAGATCCGGCAATCGTAAACGCAGCGGAGATTGAGTTTGCCGCCAAGCGATTTAACACGGACTTAAAAGTAAAGGAAATGGTTTCACTTAAATTGGCACTTGACCCATTTGCCGGGCAGCCGGAAGACGTGGTGAACTCCCGCAGTGCCTTTGAACTTATTAAAAAAACAGACGCAATCATACATGCCAACATTCATTCGTTTATCGAACGGGCGATGGAAGAGAATAAAAACTTTCCTGAAATGCCTAAAAAAAAGCAGTTAGAAATATTACTTAAATATGCAGAAGAATTAATAGATGAGCAACCTGAATTACAAGAGTTGGATGAAAATGGAAACCAGATTAACCCAGATACCGATATTGCAGGTTCAACAATAAATGAAGACAGGCTTGGTAAACTTCCGCTAGCAGTTCAACAGATGAGCCTTGCAATAACAAGATTACAGGAAGCCGGATTAAATGATAGCGCGAATAGGCTGAAGCAAAAGCTGGACGAGATCGTTAAAGAGATTGATCTAATAGACCAATAATGGCTTCCTCAGATCAGTTAATCCGAAACATTCTTTCTTCAATTGAAAGGGCTACAGAGAGATTCAATGAGTCGCTACCCGCTACCCAAAAGCAGGTATTTACTAAAATAATCGAATTAAGCAGGGAGCTCGAAGTTGCTAATGGGCGAATAAAACCTTCGGTTAATAATGTCCGGTTAATTTCACGAATAAAAAAGGAGTTAGAGAAAATTATTATCTCTAAATCATATATCAAAAATCTGGATGAGTTCATTGCTACTTTTGACACAGTTGAGGAAACTAATGGCAAGTACTTCGCCTCTATCAGTAAAAGGTTCACGCCCCCAAAAGTTTTTCGTGAGATAAAAAGGCAAAGCATTGACGAAACTATTTCTTCCTTAACCGAATCAGGCATAGGCGAGAACGTCACTAAAAAGATAAGGGATATTTTACGAACCAACATTATAAGTGGGGGGAAATTTGAGGATTTTGTAGAGCAGATGCGTCAGTACATTACCGACACCCGTTCAGGGGAAGGGGCATTGGTTAAGTACGCAAAACAAATTACTACCGATTCAATCAACCAGTATAATGCTTCATATAACCAAATAGCAACAACGGACTT